ATACTTTATCATTTTAAACTTTAAAATTTTATTTATGTCTGATAGTAAAGTTTATATGGTTCCTGATGGAACTAATAAATCAATAGATCCCGCTTTAATGTTAGCTATGACACAAAATGGAGGTTTCGGAAACGGTGCTATGTGGATGTGGCCTATGTTTATGTGGATGATTTTCCCTTGGCTCTTCGGAGGTTATGGAGGTAATGGCTTTGGAGGTTTTGGTGGTAATGCTGGAACTGGTTTCTTAGCAAACCAACTCAACAATGATGCTGGTAGAGACCTCTTACTTCAAGCTATTAATGGAAGAGCTGATTCTTTAAATCAATTAGCTAACTTATTAAATACTGACATTAATACAGTTCAGTAGGGAGTTTATGCTGTACAGAGTGCAGTACAATCTGTAGGTGCTCAGGTTGGACTTTCTGGATAGCAAGTTATTAACAGTATTCAATCTGGAAATGCTTCTCTTAGTCAACAGCTATGTCAATGCTGCTGCGAAAATAGATTAGCCGTTGTAGAACAGACTAATGCTTTACAATCTCAAGCTGCTTCTAATTTTGCTGCTAATCAATTGCAAGCTGCTCAGTATCATGCTGACGATCAATTATAGAGAGCACAAGCTGAAGCTGCTGACCAATTAGCTGTTTGTCAATAGACAAATCAATTAGGTTCACAAGCTGATAGAAACACTAATACTATTCTTAATGCTATTTCCGCTTAGAATACTCTTATTACTAAAGAGTTCTGTGATCTTAAAGAAAGAGAATTACAGAATAAGATTAACACTTAGGGTGATATAATTACTCAGTTAAGAGGTCAGATAAGTAACGATAAATAGACCGAGGCTTTCAATACAGCATTTAATGCGTTAAATGATAAAATTAACACTATTGCTTCTAAACAGCCTAATACTGTCCCTGTAACTTGGCCAAATCTTACTGCTGTAAATAATACTCCTTATGCTCCGTATTACTGCGGATAGACTAATTTTTGGAATTGATTAATTTGAGGTAAATATGTTTGGAGCTACTACAAATTATCCATTCAATTTCGCTAATAGAAACGGAATACCAATGATTGAAAGTAACTCTGTTCAGGTTACTGATACCAATGTTGTCATTGGTATTCCTAATCGAGCTTTTAGGTTTTTGAGTGGAACAGGTTTGATCTTATTTAGGCTTAATACAGCTATTACTAATACTACTCTTCCCATACTATTTTCCTCTAATGAGTTTACTTAGCCATTAACTATAGTTGGTGGAGAAGCTGCTACTGGAACATAGTTAGGAGATACTGGAATATATTTAATATACTATGCTAAAGATGCTAATTTAATGTAGTTAATAGGTTAATTATGTTTTCAGCTTTATCTCAAGGAAGTAGTATCTATATTTTAGAGAAAACTCCCAAATTAAAATTCCAAATTGGAGAAATTATAGGAGTTAGCCAGCCTAGATTTGGATTTAATAACTAGACATCTGTGGATTTAAAAGTAAAAATTGATGATTCTATTGAAGAATTTAATTCTATTCCTAGTATCAATAGTATAGTTACTTATAATAACGGCAAAGTTATTATTAGTGAAACTAAACAAGGTATTCAAAATGAAATAGAGAGTGTTCTTTAGCAAAGTCAAAACATATTAAATAATATTGATGTGTATAAAAGCAATGTTACTGAATGTGAAAATATTCTTAAATAGATAAATCCATAGTTTGCTAGAGATAAGGAACGAGACAATAGACTTCAAAACCTCGAATCGAGATTTGAAGGAGTTGAATCTAAACTCGATGAAATTTTTAATTTTATAAAGAAATGATGATACTTGAAATTACAGAAGACAAATACGGCAAAGTTATGAAAGCTGTTTCAAAAATAGCTGAACATGCAGAATGTTTAAGTGAAATTTTTGAAGATTTATCGGAGTCGGAATATGGTAATCGTAAACATTATGACGATGATGATATGTACAATTCTCGCTATAGTAGTCGTAGGGGTGGGAGATATTCTAGATGACACCATTAGATATGTTTGACGACAGACCTAGAAGTATGAAAATTTACCTTAAATATTATGGATTCCATTTCAACAAAAAACTTTGTGAATTTGCAGTAAGTAAAATGAAACATGGAAAGACTGCAATGAATAAATCACAAGTTGAAGAGTTGTTAAAGAGACATAATATTGAATTAGACAATAATGAATTGTATGATCACGTTTATGTTGCAAATATGGGTAATAATGACTTCTTAGGTAGTTCCATCCCAGATGAAAGACATTTAGCAATATACGTCAAAGACGTAATTGATGATAAAGACGGATACGACGGAATTGTTTTTAATAGATGGTATGCTGATATGACTAGATGTGGAATCCCAATAGAATGGGATGAAATGATATGATTTCAGATGAATTTTCAATTAAAGGATGGAATGTTTTAATATTATATGAATGTACTTGTGAAGATGCTGACTATATCGTAGAATCTTTAAAGGATATTAATTGTCCTTCGAAATTTATAGAAGAAGCTCTTGATAACTTAGAAACTTGTAATTTAAATATAGGCTTAACATATTCCAATTTAACAATAAAAGAATCAGTTATAGTTGTAAGCAAAACAAGTAGTTCAGGATAGTTAATAAATACCATAGCACATGAGTATTTCCATTTAATTAGTCATATTTCGAAAAGTCTTGATTTAGATGATGAAGAAGAATTAGCTAATTTAAATGGTGAATTAAATATGAG